GAAATGGTTTTGCTCTTCAGTTTGTAAGAGAGCAAAATGAAGAGATTTGCAAAATCGCAGTAGAGGAAAATGAGTATGCTCTACAATATGTAAGAGAGCAAAATGAAGAGATTTGCAAAATCGCAGTAGAGCAAAATGGTTTTGCTCTTCAGTTTGTAAAAAATCAAACAGAGGAGATTTGCATAGCTGCAGTAGAGGAAAATGGTTTTGCTCTTCAGTTTGTAAGAGAGCAAAATGAAGAGATTTGCAAAATCGCAGTAGAGGAAAATGAGTATGCTCTACAATATGTAAATATTGAGCTAAATCCAGAAGCTTAAAGAACTTTCTGAAATACTTGGATATGAAATTAAAATTGTTAAATAAATATGTAGTAAACTAAAAAAGGAAATAATATGTTTAGTAAGTTAAATTCTGAAGATAATCTCAGAGAATTAAAACAAATGTTTGGAATTACTGATGAACCTGTCAAAGAACCAGAAAAAAAGAAAATTTATAATGTTTGTACAAAATGTGGCGGTTCATTCGAAAATTTAATTGGTGGTAGAAAAAAATGTTCTTTTTGTGGACGAATTATTGAAGATACTTTAAATTAGGAAGTAAAATGAAAAAAACTCAAAAAAATATTTTATCAATTTTAGATAAAAAACCTTCTTTATCAATTAAAGATTTAGCTAAAGAATTAAATCTTAGTATTGGAACTATTAAATATCATTGTAAAGAATTAGGTATTTTAGATAACTTTGATAAAACTGTTTCTAAAGCTATTTCTGAAACGGTAAAAATTGATGAGCCTGAGCATATTATTGAAGAAACACAAAGAGAATCTATAATTAATAGACCTCATAATTTAGCAGGCTCTGTTAAAAAAATAACCTCTGAACGCTTCAATATTTCTAGTGATAAAATAGAAATAAGAAAAAGCACTGTTGTTCCGGCGCTGATAAAATTATTTATGGAGGTCGTTGATAATTCTGTTGACGCTTCTATAAAAGGGAATTGCACCAAAATAGATATTAAGGTGAATGATAAACAAATCATAGTAAAAGATAACGGATACGGTGTCAGCACTCTAAAAGATTCCTCTAATGAATATATTCTTTATAAGGCTTTTTGCAAATATAACACAAGCTCTAATTATAGAGAGATGAGAGGTGTTGGAAAAGGCTTAAATGGGTTAGGTGTTAAATTATGCACAACTCTGAGTAAAAAATTCACAGTAATCTCAGAAGATAAATCTGGGAAATTAAAAATAGTTGCAACAGAAAATAATTTAAATCATAAAACTACTAAATTAGTTAAAAGCGGTAAAACTGGTGTCGAGGTTAGATTTGAACCTGATTTTAATATTTTTGATTGTGATTATATTAATCAAGAGCATATTAATAGAATGTATGAATATACATTAATGCAATCACTTACTTATCAAAATGTTAGATTTACATTTAATGGTAAAAGTGTAAGACTAAGACCAAAGAATTTCTTAAATCTTCTTTCTGAATATCATGTTATTGATGAACAAAAGGAATACTTCTTTGCTGTTGTTCCTTCTGAAAAAGGAGAATTCAGACAATTAAGTTATGTGAATGGGTTAGAAGTTTCAAAAGGTGGAACACATGTTAATTATATTATCGACCAAGTTGTAAGACACCTTAGAGATAAATTAGTTAAAAAATATAAAACAATCAAACCTGCCGATATTAAAAATAAGCTTCAATTTATTATGATAGCAAGAAATATGAGAAATATTGACTGGGAAGGCCAGGTTAAATCTGAAATTACTACACCTCCTAGTAAAATGAAAGAATATTTTTCAAATTCTGATTTAGAAAAATTTGCATTAAAGATTTATAGAAATAAAGAAATAATGAGTGGTGTAATTGATTATTTTAAAATTAAAGAAGAGTATAATAAAAAGAAGGATTTGAAAAAGCTTTCTAAAAAAGTTAAAATCAAATCAGATAAATATTTACCACCAATAAAGCGTAATAAATATTTGGTAATAGCTGAAGGACTAAGTGCTGTATCAGCTATTATTGAACCATTGGGAAGGACTGAATGTGGTTTTTATTCTTTAAAAGGTAAACCTCTTAATTCATATTCATCAAGTACTCAGAAATTTACAGCAAATAAAGAGCTATCTGAATTATTTAATATAATCAAAAATGAAGATTACGAAAATATAATGATAGCAGTTGATTCGGATGTTGATGGAGCTCATATTGCCGGATTGTTGATAGGTTTTTTCTTTAAATATCTTCCAGAATATAAGAATAAAGTAGGGTTATTAAGCACTCCTGTTATTGTGATTAAAAATAAAAATAAAATAGTAAGGTGGTTTTATTCTCTTCGTGATGACGCTAAATTGAAAAGTGGAGAAACTTCAAATTACTATAAAGGACTTGGAAGTTGGAAAGTGAAAGATTTGGAACATGTTATTAAAGAAGACGGTTTAGATAATATGATTAAAATGCTTGAATTTGACGATGAAAGTGAAGAGAAAATAGATGAATGGTTAGGTGATAACTCGGAGCCAAGAAAAAAATATATTTTGAAAAATAATTTCAGCATAGTTAAACTATAGGGGATATTTAAAAATGAAACAAAAAGTTATTGATTTTTTCGATACTGAATTTGTAGATTATTCTTCATATTCAACAATAAGAATGATAAGTAGCGCAATTGACGGTCTCAAAAATTCGCATCGTAAAATAATACATACTGTGTTAGATAAAAATATTAAAACTAAATCAAAAGTCTCTAGATTAGCATCTACTGTTTCTGAATATACTGAATATTTAAATGGTGATATTTCTGGTGTAATCGCGGGTATGGGGCAATTTCATACTGGCACGAATAATGTGCCTTTACTAGCAGCTGAAGGAAATTATGGAAATAGATTCTCAAATTCTCCGTCAGCAGCTAGGTACATTTATACTCACGGAACAGAATTTCTTTTTAATGTGTTTAAAAAAGAAGATGGGCCTATTTTAATTGAGCAAATATTTGAAGGCCATAAGATAGAACCTAGATTTTTCTTGCCTTCACTTCCGTTACTTTTGATAAATGGCTCTAATGGAATAGCATCAGGATTTAAACAAACTATTTTTGGTAGAGATATTAAGAAAGTTAAAAAATTCTTAATAAATAGGCTAAAGAATAATAGCAAAACTAAATTCAATTTGAAACCATATTTCGAAGGCTTTAGAGGCGAAGTAACTAAGGGTGAAGGTAATAGATGGTTGTTCTCAGGTGTAATAAAAAGAGTATCTTCTACTACTATAGAAATCACTGAGATTCCACCTGGAATGGAACTTGCCAGATATATTAAAATTTTAGATGATTTAAAAGATAAAGGCAAAATTATTAATTTCAAAGATAACTCTGATAAAAATATCTTTAATTTCACAGTTAAATTCTTGAAAAAAGATTTATTAAATAAATCAGATGAAGATATTTTAAATACTCTTAAATTGGTTAAAACTGAAACAGAGATTTATAATGGAATCGATGAAGATTTGAGAGTTAGAACATTTAAATCTACTAATGATATTATGGATTATTACATTAAAATAAAACTCAAATATCTTAAAATACTTAAAGAAAATTTATTAGATTTATATGAAACTGAATTAGAAAAATTTAAATCAAAATATTTATTTATTAAAGCGATAGTTGACGGAAAATTAATAATAAATAATAGAAAGAATGATTTAATAATCGAAGATTTAGAAAAAATAAACGGAATTATTAAGCAAAACGATAGTTATAATTATCTTCTTAATATGCCAATCTCTAGTTTAACTAAAGAGCAAATGCAGAAACTTAATATTTCTATTAAAAATAAGAAAAATCAAATATCAGAATTAAAAAATAAATCATTAAATCAAATTTGGTTGGATGACTTAGAAAATATTTAAAAAAAGGAGTTTAATATGAGTTTAAATGAAGTAAAAGTTAAGAAATGGGTTGGAGATAAACTTGATGATGTAATCGATGAATCTCTAGAAAAAATAGGTATCGATTTTGATTATTTGGATAAGTATGATTCGAGCAGATTACTTAAAATTTCTGATATGTTTGCGCAAACTTTAGCAGAAGTTTTAAAAGCTAATACTTAATTTAAATAATCTTCTGTTAAAATGACAAATTCAAGACCGTGACTGGCGCAATAATTTCTTGCTGAAGTCCATTTTAATTGGTTAGTTTTATAAGCTTTTAAAAGTCCATAATACCTACGCATATTCTTTTGCGTAGGTTTTTTTGGTTTTACAGGAATTTTAGCTAACCCTGGACTTTGTTTTTTTGGTTTTACTTCAATTAATAATTTTTTAATATTATTATTTTTATCTTTTATCACAACAAAAAAATCTGGTGTATATCTGTGTTGATTGCCGTCCACTCCGTAATAAGTGATCGTAATATCTTCACTACTCCACTTTAATACATTATTATTATTATCGCAATAAATTGCAAAATTATTTTCCATTTTACTTCTCATATAAGGCGGCTTTTTGCCTATATATTTATGGGTATTTTTAACTTCATAATACCCTTTATATGAAAGGCCTTTTCGTTTAATCAAATCTGACTCCTTAAAAAGAATAAATACAAATATATTTATTTTTTTCATAATGGAGTTTAATATATGTTTAATGGTGATGAAAATTTAAGGCACTCAAAAGAGACTTACGAATATTCTGAGAATGAATTGCTCGAAATTCTAAAAAGCTCTGAAGATATAGAATATTTTGCTGAAAATTATTGTCATATTGTAAGCCTTTCGGAAGGAAAAATATTAATATCTTTATGGGATTTTCAAAGAGAGATGCTAAGATATTTAGTTGACACTCCTAGTTATGATAAATTTAATGATGGCAAGATAAGAAATAATAATATAATATTTACACCTAGACAGGTAGGTAAAAGTACGATAATTGTTATTTATGCTCTATGGATAGCGTTATTTAATAAAAATAAAACAATTTATTTACTTTCAAATAACTTGGCGGGAGCCTTGGATTTAATGGAGAGGTTAACTCTAATTTATCAGATGTTGCCTGAATTTATGCAAATAGGTTTAACTGAGTTAAATAAAAAGACAATTACATTCGGAAATGGTAGCACAATTAAATCAAGAGCAACCACGCCTAGTGCAATTCGAGGAAGGTCGGTAAATTGTGTTGTCTGTGATGAATTTGCATTTATACCAGATAATTTAGCTAATGAGTTTAAAAAATCAGTTTTCCCAACAATAATTTCAGCCAAGAACCCATTAGATACTAAAATAGTATTAATAAGCACAGCAAATAAATTAAATCATTTTTATCATTCATTGCAAAAAGCAAGACAAGGTAAAAGTGATTTTATTCCGTTTGAAGTGGCTTGGAACGATCATCCTGATAGAGACGAAAAATTTAGAGAAAAAATAATTGAATCTGAAGGAATAGAATATTGGGAACAAGAGTTCGCGTGTTTAGGGCCTGATTCTTTAATTGAAATTCTTAATACCGAAACTCAAGAAGTCTTTAAAATAACTGTAGAAGACTTCTATCATTTCGTTCAATATTAATCATCTGTTTTTAATCGCTCTTTCAAATCATGAATAGTTGTTTCTAATTTAGAAATTAATTTAGGCGATTGATTTTTAGATAATTTTTCTATATAATTACTAATCATCTTTTCTAAATTCATTCTTTGCACATCACCATCATATTCTTCGTGCTTATTTACAAAATCATAAATAGGAAAAATATTCACATTTAAAGGATTGTGCTTTTCAATCTCTCTTATTTTAGCATTAAGCTGATTCTCTTTAAATGCAGAGTCTATTTTAACATAAACATCAATTATATTATTTTTAATATCTTTTGTTTTTGGCAAATCTGGATAAGTGTATTCAATGTATCTAATGGTTGTTTTAACGGGCCTAAAATCTATCTCCATATTATCTAAATCCAGAATACTAAAGCCTCTAAGATCACCCGTATCATTTCTAGTAAGGTGATATGGTGAACCAATATATTCAATAATACTTCCGTTTTTTAGAACTTTTTTAGAGCGAGTATGAAAATGTCCTAAATAAGTTCTTTTAAATTTGCTGAATTTATTATCGTTAATACCATCATCTGAAATTGAATATTTATTTAATTTAAAACCATTCAAATCTAAATGCCCAAGGCAAACATCTGCTTTTGGTAATTTATTCAAAAAACTATTATCTACTTGCCAAGGGATAAAAAGGAACTCTTTCCCTTTAATTTCCGTCTTAGTTATTTCTTCATATAAAATAATATTAGGTAAAGTTTTAAGAAAAACCAAAGAATGTGTTTCAATATTCGTTTTATAATAAATATCATGATTCCCAAGTATTATATGAACCTTATAATCTTTTAAAATTACTGAAAATATCTCATAAAGAAGATTTAAAACTTTCGTATTAGTCGATTCTCTATGGTCGAGAACATCTCCTAATATAAAAATAGTGTCAATTTCATTTTTTCTTAAATAAGGCTCAAACTCATTTTTAAAAAAGTTTAGCATACTTTTCATAAAATATTCATTATTGCGTCGAGCACCTAAATGCAAATCTGCAATTAATGCAACTTTATTCATTATTAATTCCTTTTTTGTTAAAAGCTTTCCGATATATCTATGAAATCATCTTTATGTGTCCTTAAAATATTTTTTAATTTATCTTTATTAGGTTTACATGTTGATAATTTCAGGTATACTAGCACTTGCTCTGAAATATAATTAAAATCTTCTGTTTCTAGATTTTTCTCTTCCATATTAATACTTCTTTCATTAAAAAATTATTTATAGAGCATTTTATGAATTTCTTCTGCTGTCGCTACCTTTGCTTCTTTTTCTTTTAATTCTTTATGAATATGAAATTCTGTGAAATCTTTTTTACCAAATATATTTTCCCAACCGCTATATCGTTTCCTTAAATCTGGTGTTCTTGTATCTTTATCTCCTTTTCCAGCCATAATTTATTCTCCTTTTTCGTTGATTTTAACAAATAATATTCTGTTATTATTATAATAAATTTTATCATTACCAAAACTAAATTTTGAATTATCGAACACAGAGTTCAAAACATGTTCTTTTGTTTTATTTATTAATTCTCTAACTTCTTTATCATCATATGCATAAACTAATTTTACTTCTACATCATTTAATATTATATCGATTAAAGAATCCAAAATAAGAACTTCAACATATAACTCTTGTTTCTGTTGGCTTCCACCGTAATCCAAAAAATCACACTCTGAAATACTGGGCTTATATTTAAAAGTTTTTTCAATTAATTTTGAAGGTGTCAAAGAAGCTCTTGATTGTGTCATATTATCTCCTATCTATTTATTTCATTTTGTCTGAGTTTACCATAATCCATTTTATCTCTATATGCTTCACCAGAAAATAAAATACCAGAATTCATTTCTACTGAATCTATTGTTTGGTGTAATTCTCTAAACTTTTTATTCCTATTTAAATGTTCTCTAAACACATTATAAACAACAGAAGTAAAAAACGCGAAAGGGTTATCATAAGTCTCTATATTAAACTTATCAATTTTCATATATTGCTTATAAATAGCATCTGTGATAAATTCATTTTTAATATCTATTTGATAATCGGCGAAATTTGATTTTGCAGCTATTCTATTTGCTAACTTCACAAATTTTTTGCCAAGTGCTTCGAGCACTTCTTTATTTGTAGGATCTTCTTTTCTTTTACATAATAATTCATAAAACTTCTTATTATTTATGTAATGTTTCTGCTTTCGTTTTTCTGAGTTTTTCAATTTAAAACCTTCTTTCAGTTAAATATTTAAGAGTCTACTAAACCCATCATCTTTTATTATCAAAATTTTATTATCAAAACTATATTCTGTAGATTCATCTAAATTATGAGATACAATATAAAGGCAAGTATTGTTATTTGTAAGCACAATATCTTTTAAAGATTGAATCACATTAGCAATACCCTCTTTATCCATATTTGTAAAAAGCTCATCAGCGATAAGTAAATTAGAATCCCAATTACTAATCATTTTATTTAATGTGATAAAGCTTAACATTAGTGCTAAATCTATTCGTTTTTTCTCTCCTTCTGAGAATGAATAATAATTTATATTTTCGTTTTGAGAGTATACGGATTTTATGGTATAATTTAAATTATAATCAAAATTAAAAATAATAGGTAATTCAAATTGTATCAAAAGTTTATTAATATTTTTATTAAGTAACGGAATAATCATATTATAGAATTCAGTCTTAATCCCAGTATCTCCAAACATTTCAATTAATATATCAAAAATTGTTGCATTTTCATTATGTTCGTTTAATTCTTCATAAATATCATTAAGTTCTCTATTTTTATTATTTAGCATCTCAGAAATATTCTTTGAGTTTATTGAACTTTCTTCATTTTTAATTTTTTCTAAAGTTGCTAACATTCTTTTCGAACGTTCACTTAAATTTATAAGGTCCTTTTTCTCATTTTTTAATTTAAGATTGAGTTTTCTTTTTTTCTCTAAATCCTCTTCTAATTGTTTCTTTTCTTTAGTAACAATTTCAATATTTTCTTTACTTAAATCTAATGTTTTTATATCATCTTTTATTAATGATTTAATATTTTTAAGTTCTACTGATTTATGTTTTTCTGTGATAGCACTTTTGCATACCGGACAATATTCATTATTATTTAATATTTCCATATTTTTGCTATATAATTTTAAATTCGCGGTTATGCTACCAACATTTTTATTTAAATTATTTAAGCTTTTGTTTTGTTGTTTTATTAAAGTGCTATAATCTTTGTTATAATTTGAAAGCTCTTTTTCAATATCGTTAACCCGCTCTTTTGTTTCCTCAAGAGTTGTTACCATATTTAATAAGTTCTTTTTATTTTCAGTGATTTTTTCTTTTTTATCATCTTCAAACTTAGAAACTATTGAGTCAATTTCTTCTAATTGGTTTTCTAATGATTTAATCAAATTTGTTACGGTATCATTTTTATATTTTAAATTATCTAATTTTATCTTATTTTCACTTTTGTCAATCTTTATTAAATTTAGCATCTCTGAGATTTGTTGCAAATTAAATACACTTTCAATCACATTACGCTTTTCCCAAGCAGAAAGACTCAGGAAACTTTTATTATTCGAAGAGGCTGTGCTTATAATCTGCTTAAAAAGAAAATGATTTATGCCTATAATTTTATCAATTTCATCTTGATTAAATTTAAGAGCGCTTAATAACTCTAGCTCTTTTCCATTTTTAATAATCTTAAGTATATTAGGTTTTAATCCTCTTTCAATTATATAATCATCATTATTACGATTAAATTCTATTTTTACCCAGCAATCTGTTCCAACTGTTCTGTTTATTAATTCTAATTTTTTGATTTTACGATAAGGTTTACCATAAAGAACAAAGCTTAGAGCATCTAAAAGTAGTGAACTTTTTCCAACGCCATTAGAGCCTGAAATTAAATTAAGACCTGAAGTGAAAACTAATTCAGTTGTTTTATTACCAAAACTTGCGAAATTTCTAAATGATAATTTCTTAAATGTTATTTGCAATTTTAATCCTCCTTTTTTAATTATAATATAATATATAATTTTATTTTTAAAAATGAAAGGCTTATTTTCCTACAATTAAATTTTTATTTTAAGTTTACATAATGATAATTTAATTTGTAACTTAAGGTTAAATTTTTATTTACTATTTGTTAAATGATAAAATAACCAAAAAGAAACGGCGTGATTTAATTTAAACAACTGACACATTTCGGCGTTAGAATTTTCAAATAAATTATATATATAATAGAGAGACTAATTCCTTAGTCTTGTTTTTTCGAAAACAAGTGGTTTTGTTCAGATCTTTAGTCTGAACGTTTTTAATTGAAAAATTCTAAAGTACTTAAAGTTTCTGAGTATTTTTACTAAAGTACTAAAGTACTTAAAGTTTCTGAGTATTTTTACTAAAGTACTAAAGTACTAAAGTTTCTGAGTATTTTATTAAAGTACTAAAGTACTAAATTTCTGAGTATTTTTACTAAAGTACTAAATTTCTGAGTATTTTACTAAAGTACTAAATTTCTGAGTATTTTACTAAAAGAACTCTAATTAAATGAATTTATTGAAAGAGAACAGAGTTCTCTTTCGTATCGGTGTTTCTCACCGATACATTAGTTT